GTATCAGCAGTTAACGCTACGGTGTTTGCCTTTGTTGCAATTGCCCGTGCTGTATCGGCGGCCGCTGTTTTTTGGCTTGCGATTTTACCTAATGCGTCTGCCGCCGCCCTTGCTTGCGTAGCCTTGGTTGCGGCTATCGTTGCTTGGGTGCTTGTAACCCCTGCCGTGGTTCTCATTGTTTCGGCAGTTATAGCAAGTTTTTGTGCTTTTGTGTCTGCCGCTACAGCCATTTTTCTGGCTATCGTTGCCGCCTTGTCTGCGTTTGTTGCTAGTGTGTTTGCTTTGGCAGCAGAGGTTTTTGCCACTTGCGCGGCTGTTGCCAGTTGTGTTGCGGTTTTTACGGCTGTCAGCGTAGCCTTAAATGTTTTGTAGGCGGTATGAAGCGTACCCACGCCTTTTACGAGTTTGCCGGTTACCATGAGAACGGGTCCGGCTGCGGCGGCAACTAACGCCAGCCCAATAATAATGCGCTGCGTTCCTTCGTCAAGGTTGGCAAAACGAGTAATCCATACGCCAATAAAATCAACAACTCTTGTGACGTGCGGCAGTAAATGGTCGCTTATTTGGAGCATTATTTCTTCGAGAGAATTTCTCAACTGTTGCACAGAACCGACCATACCAGATTGCTGTGTAGCCGCCATATCGAAAGCCACGCCATAACCTTCTGCAGCAGAGGTTGCTTCATAAAGACTCGGTATAACTTCGTTTCGGATGAGGTCTGCATTTCTTTGGAATTCAAACCATGCTTGGAATTGTGTATCGGTCAAGGCATCGTTTGCAAACGCTGCTGCGTAACAACTGTCCTTGTAATTATCCATTGCAATGGCAACATCAAACATGATGTCTTCGCTGGCTCTGAGCCGTCCGTTTGCATCGTGCATAGAAACGCCGAATCTTTCAGCGGCGGCAGTAGCAAAATCACCTCGCATGGCGAAATCTTGCATGATGCCGCCCATACCGCTGTACAAATTCGCACCACGGATACCGACTTGATACAGTCGCGTCATTATTCCGACATTTGTTTCGGCAGACGAACCCATCATCTCAAACGCAGGAGTCATGCGGAACATATAATTTTGCATATTCGCAAGACTTATACCAGTATTTGCAATACCCTGAGCAAATAAATTAATATATTTCTCTGAATCTGAGGCATCCGCGCCAACCTTTAGAAGATAATTCCCCAAAAAGTAAGCCGTTTGCCCGAGGTCGTTCCCGGTGGCGGTTGCCAACACCATAGATGACCGCATAAGGGCTGTGCCGTATGCCGCATCCTGCCCAGCCACAGCTACGTTATCATAAGCAGCCGTTATTTGTCTTGCACTGAACACGCCATATTCGCCGGACACAGCCATTGACCTAAAATTGTCGCTTAGTTTTCCGACCTCTTCGGCGGTCATGTTTGTGCTGGACTGTATTGAACTCAAAGAGCTTTCAAGGTCTGCACCAACTGCAAGAGCCGCCACTCCGATACCAAGCAAAGGGGCTGTTACGCCAAGCGTTAGCCCCTTTCCCACCGAGTTTAATTTATTTCCAACACTTGTGAACCGGCTTTCGGCTTCATCAAAGGTTTTGCCGAAGCCCTTGCTCAACTTTGCATCTAATTGAAATGCAATTTTCGCTACTTTTGATAGACCAGCCACGGCAAACCCTCCTCTTTATCGTTTTTGCTGCCTTTGAATTTTCAAGGCTCGGTTGCGCTCTTCAACGAAGTCTGAATATATTTCCATTTCCTGCTGTAGTTCCGACAAGGGGAGGGTTTTGAAATGTTGCGTGCTGGTATTTGTACCCGCCGCTAACGGCAAAATACTGCGGAGCAGGTCTTTTACGTCTTCTCGGATGCTATCGAGGTAGGGGGTTTGGGTTCCTTCTCCGTCTTCGAGGTCGGAGTTCCTCCAGACGGTGGTGCCGGTTTGTCGTTGTCCTCCGTCTCCTCGTCCTCCGAATCCCCATCCAGCAAAAAATTCATCACCAACAAGCAGACTTGGGTATAGTCTTTTGCGCCAAGAGAGCGAATGAAGTCCACCGTGCGGCCACAGGCTTTTGCGGCAACGCAGGATTGATATTTTTTGTTGGTTTCGGGTACGTTCATCGACTCTTTCTTTGCAAGAAGCCCACGAGCAATTCTTTCTGCTTTTTCGAGGTCGTGAGCAGAAAGCCCGTCAAAATCGAAGTCGATTTCCGTTATGGTTTCCCCATCGTATGTGATAGGTTTTTTCAGAACATAATTCTCCATAATGTTCCCCTTTCTAGTCTCTGCCGATGTTACGGCGGACTTCGTCCATATAATCTACACCGTTGATTGTGCAAATGAAGTTGAGTTTATCAATCTCCACCATTGCTCTTCCGTTTACGGAAATTAAGAGATAGATAATTTCGTACTCAACGCTCGTACCCATCTGGGTTGCAACACCCAAGCTGCCAAGCGTTACATTTTTGGGAATACAGCGCATTACAACTTTTATGCCTTTATCCCTAAATTCACCACTGCCTTCGTCATATAACTGGACGTTGCCCATGAAGGCAAAGTGGTAAGTTTGCGGTGCGGAATACGTGACATTGTCATCTGTAAGCGCGCGCCAGTTTATTGTCGTGGTGAGGGACTGGAAATGCCCTTTAGTGGGAGAATCAATCTCCCCGGCAATGCCAGCCCCGCCCATGCTTTCTGTCATGTACGCAAGGTTGGGAAGAGTAACGTCTACAATTCCTAGCATTTCGCTTCCTGCGTCATAGCAGATAAAGTTTGTTAATTTATCGGGTATGCTCATGGGTTACTCCTTCCTAGCTGAACAAAGTCAGCAGATAATCGGGGTCATACTGAAGTATGAATTCACCCTGCTCGAATGGCGGCGGCGGTGAAACCCTTACCCTGAACCTCAAGATACCGTCCAGTAAATCGGTCAGAGGGTTATCATCTTCTTGCAAAGGCTCTACGCGCCCACCAAGAATAAAGCCCCGTGCCGCCAGACCGTTCAGCCAGATATTTGCACTGTCGATAATGGTGTCCCGGAGCCTGCGGCTAATTGGAGCATCTACCCTGCTGAAATGAGTAAGGACGAGGGTGTTTCCAATCCAGTCAAACATACGCCTAATTGGAATAAATACGTCCTTAACATCTGTCGTGCCGGGGAATGCTCCCGTGCGGTTACCCCACGCTACCCAACCATTTGTAAAATTAATGGCCGAAACAATCCCATTGTTGGCAAGGAACGTACCTTTTTCATTGTTGAGAACAATTTCATCGCCATTTTCATAGCAAAGGCCGTTTATCCGCAGATTATTATTGGACGGTGATTCATAAGGAATGTCACTGTTGTCAAAATCAGTCCTTCCAATAAGCCCTGCCATTTGCGAGGAATAGTAATATTTCTGGTTTCCAAGACGCAACATTGGGTAAAGGTTAATCTGCCGTGTTGAAACATAGTTGTTAAGGTTTTTCCATGCAGGCACGTTTTGGAATCGGTGCGTTACCACCTCGTCCGCCGCATTCCTAACCATTGTGGGCATATCGTTTAGGGTTATACAGCGGAAATGGCCGTTGATGTTAGCCCCTTTGGTTTCCATAACAGCGGCCACAACAGGATTACTTGACCATTTTGGTGCAAGCAACTGTCCGGGTATCATTCGGAAAATCGGGTAAATGTCACCGACAATTTCCAGCCCCATGTTTTTATCTGTAACGATGTCAACGCCGCCAATTATGTCGTATTCATCTACCAACTCCGGTGCAAGCCTTGTGTATGAAACGGAAAGAGTCTGCGTTTCGGTTATTCCACCCGGCACATCCGGCTTGGCATTTATGACAACAAGACCGTCACGGTTAAATGCCAGCGTGTAATGGGTGTCCTCTTCGTAGTTTTCAACCTCTACGGTGTCAATTAAAACGCCGTCAACAGGCAAAACCCCGGAGAATCTGTTCAGCACAACTTCTGTGCCGGTTTCGTCTACCGAATGGATGTGGGGGTCTAATACGTTAACCAAAATTAAGGGCGATACACCGAACAGATTAAATTGAGAAAATATAACCTGCGGTGCGGTGTAGTTATCCCAAATCTCCGGTCTCATGCTAAACCCAAATTCTCTACGCGCTGCACCATTGGTAAACAACAGTCGTGGCTCGTTGGTTATATTGTAGGGGTCTTCGCTGAGATGAATTGGTGCTGTAACAAAGGCCACCGGCAAACTTGCATTTACTCTTACTGGTGGAACAATAGGTGTTTCGTCTTCTGAGATGAAAATGCCTCGTCTATTCGCCATTATTCAGCACCCCCTTTTTTATGGACTGCGCTACAAAGTGATAGAGCCTGTGCGGTTCTGTTCCTTGGATTTTTACGGCTTTTTTGAAATCCGAGTATTTTTTATCTTCCACAAACAAATCTTTAATTTCTGGAAGTTTGGTTATGATGTCTCCCAAGGTTTCTGGAATCTCCATATAGATTCCACCGGGAATGATTGCGCCGCCAGTAACATATGGACCGGAATAAATAAGGCGTTTTTTGCCTCTTGCCTTTGCCGCCTGCCGTGCCTTTTGGCGAAGTTCTTTCTTTTGACGCTTTTCTGCTTCAAGCTGCTGGCCGATTGTTTGCTTAGTTGTAGCACCGGCTTCGCTTACCACAGTATCTTTGGCGGCGTTTTCCGTTTTTTTGCTCATGAGCCTTGCTCCTTCCTGTTAAAATAGGTGTTCTTCAAGTTGAGGCCGCGGGTAGACAATGTGCCATCTTGTGCGACACCAGCCCTCCCAATAAGGGTAAATTTGCTCCGGGTTCATATCTGCCTCAAAATAATCCTCCACTACCCTAAACTTCTTGTCGATTGTCATGGTGACATAAATGGCTTGGCGTGTGGATTCGATTAAATTCCATAAATCCCTGTAGCCGCTCCCATCGTCCACCAACTTGCCATATTCATCATATACGCCGGGGTCATAAACACCGAAAAGCAAATCCACTGTTTGGATAGCCTGCCTTTCGTTTTTTACGTTTTCTGTCCTGCGCAAACGAGGCAATATAAATGGGAACTCCTCGTCTTCGCTCTCCTCACCATCAATGCTCTTTGGCAAAAGAAAGCCGGAGCGTATGATTTGAGGATTTTTGAACGATTTGTTCCCATTTATATCAATTGCTTTTAACGTAAATTTTGGCGCAACTTCTTTTTCCAAAAAGTTGCAAATGCCATCGTGCAAGGTGACTATTGTACTCATGACTGCGCCCCCTCGCTTTTGTTGAGAAGGGTTCGGATTTCACGGTCAAGTTCAAGCTGAAGCCGTGCAGCCGCTCTTTCTTCAACTGCGCTCCGAACATCGTATTCACTGAGCATATCCGGCACACTCAAACCTCGCGCAAGGGTTAAGCGGTCACGGTGATTTCCGATTCGCCTATAAAGACCAGAACCCCTTGTCACATCGCCATGTGTGTTCCTAACCATGAAGGCCTTGCTGAGTTTACCTTCTGCACCCAAAGTCATCTGACCGCCACTACGCCGTGGGCGTATGGCTGCTGCCGCACTACCTCTAACTCCGGGGCTTGGGTTTTCAACAATGGGGAATCTTCGGGCTTGGAAACGTGGTCCCTTGCGAGTCACGGTTACGCTTGCATTGGATACGGTTGCCTTAGAAACACGCATACCATCTTTGACGGATTGCTCTCCAATATTTACAAACGCCTTCGACACTTCTTTTGCAGCAGTATCTTTAATTGTGCCAGCCGTTTTATTTAATGCTCTAGCGATTGCTTGCTTTGCACCACCACGGACATTTCTCAAAGCCTGTAGTGCTTCATCAATACTGCCCTTGGTGTCGATATTGAGGGTTATTGCATCAGCCATGACTACCTCCCCCTTACGGCTTCGAGGGTAAATTCCAACATACCCATATCCTCGGACACATCAAAAATCAGATACTGTTTGCCGTCAAATTTAAGTGCGGATTCGACTTTGGGGATATGCTTAAACTTCTCAATCCAGTCGCTTTTTTTGATGAAGAATACCAGACCGTTGAGGCTTACACCTTCAACCTTGTCTTTAATCATTCTTTCAAAATACCGCTCACTATCAACAACGACATTGCAGTCAAATGCTTCTGACACCAAGCCTCGTATGCCTTGGATTTTATGGGTGGTGACAAATTCCATAGCGGCAGCATTAAAAAAGACAGCGTCTAAATCCGCTGCCGCCTGCTCTTGGAAATTAATCATTATCGTTGGCGTTGTTTTCGCCATCCTTCAATTCATCCGCGCCGCTGCCATCTTTGTTGTTTTCGTCATCGGAATCGCTATCGTTGCTGTCATCTGTAACGCTGAGAGCATCTTCAATGAACTGGATAACAAGAGGTTGCAGGCGTTTTGTTGGAATACTCGGATTGAATTTCACGCCGATATGCGTTGCGTATTGCAAAAGGTCTTTCCTTTCGAGCGCAAGCACTTCTTCATCATCAAGAAATTCATCCGTGGTAAGGTAAAACGGCAAATTACCGTCATCGTTGTGTTGCTCATCGGCCGGAGGGTTATCAGTTGCCACGCCAATGGACTTAACATAACCCCTCGCCAAGTAGCGATTGATTTTGTCCTTCCCCACCATTGCCTCAGTGATAACCGCATCTTTGCGATACGTTTTTGCGCCTACAAGCAAATTAACATTTTTAATAACAAGATAGCTGTCCATTACGGTGTACCCCCTATATCACCAAGCACATCAAGCACAACCCACGCATCTAAACTTTGAGGGCAGGGCAATGGTGCTGAAGAAATTTTTACATATCTTTCGGATGGTTCTTGCTGGTCCCATTGCTTGGGAACTCTGCTTCTTGCAAAACTGCCAATTTGAATGTCATGGATTACGGCATAAAGCATCTTTGCAGGGAAGTTCCGCGCCGGTGCAACCACAACTTTGCCTTTAGGCACAAGCGGGTAAACAGCAGGGATGAAGTCTGGGTCATCGGGCGCAACTCCGGGATAGTCGGGGTTTTCGTTTTCATTGTCCGCAAATTCGCCCTCATACGAATACAAGTGCAGGTTAGCTTTGCGTAAAAACCCGATATACATTGCGCCGTTTTCAAGAAGCTGTGGGGCTATGATGCCCATTTCATACCTTGTATTGTCTAGCAATTCCATAATTTCCTTGTTTTTAATTAAATCAAACATGGATTCGCTATCGCCAATAGCAACGGTGGCAGAAAGACCAGAACGAGCAACCCTTTTTCTGGCGGCGATTAAATCACGTAGCGGACTGGAATTAATAGTGTCTGCCCAAGGGATGTCAACAACCATAGTATTGTCGAAATCAAATTCGATTACGTCATTGACACCCTCGCCTATAACGGGAATTTCCGCATTGAACATGACTTGGGTACACATCCACTCTTCGCGGAGAGAGATGGAGTTATCCAGTTCAATGAGGTCTTCTTGCAAAAGTTCAACACGCCTGCGGTTGGGATGGAAGCCATTATAAAGTGGCTCACCCGGCAAACGTACTGCGATATCGTCTGTTGTCAGAACCCGCTTTGGTGCAACAAGCGGAGGCTTGTAAGTCATGGTCTTGAAGCCTGTTCTTTCCAAAACTTTACTTCCGATACGAGGGCTGACGAACGGAGCCATTGCAATGCCGCCTTTTTTTACATCGAAGTCTACTGTTTTTGTAGGAAATGTTTGGTTGCGCCGAAAGAACGTGTCCTTCATGAAAGAAGGCAAAGGCGGTTGCTGCTCTATCATTCGAAGCATAAACTTTGATTCGTAAATATTTACTGACATACGATTTCTCCTCCTTAAACTCTCGTACTTCTGACAATCAAGCTGATGTCAGTCATACGGCGAATGTGATTGTCAACGGTGTCTGTGCCGCCAAACCGTAAGAATCGGCGGTTAAACTCACCCTTGATGTACATAGTGGAAACTGCTGTTGCGCCGTCACTCACAGTTACATCATCGCAGACAATTCCTACTACTGCTTGTGTGCCATCCGTGGCGGCAGAATCCACAAGCGCATATGTGCCGTCTTCGGCTTGCCCCAGCACATCGCCTCGCTTAAAGTCTGCTGGGCCGGTTAAAGTTATTTCTTGGGCTTTTGTCGGGAAATCTCCCGCAATCAAACCATCCGGCTTGAATGTTCCTAATACTGACATTTGGATTCCTCCTACCTTCTAATATTTTCCGCTGTTTCTTTGGCATGAGCCAAAAGAGAACTTTCTTCCGCTTCATCATTTGGTGGTGCGCCTGCAGCCGAAACATCAGCGGTTTCTTCGGCATCGGCTCTAGCATCGGCTAAATAATTTACGCCTTTTTGCTTCTGGGCTTTGACGAGTTCCATAGCATACTCGGCCGCTGTTACGCCTGTTTCAAACATTGCTTTGGTTGATATAACCTCCGTGCCGGGCAGAGTCATGTCGTGAATTTCTTTAATCCGCGCACGTTCAGCGGTGACACCCTCGGTGTGCCCTTCACTTCTGGCCTGTGCAATTGCGTCTGCTGATGCGCCTGTGGCTTGTGCCGTTCCCACATTTACAGCCTCGGCATATA